GGGTATTTCTGCGAGACCCCCTCCCTATGGTCAAGCAGCAGAATCTCTAGTCACTCTTCGATACTTACAATCAATATTCTCTTTAATTATTTGATCAATAGCATTCTCAATAGCTATTGATTCATCTGCTGAGCTAAGTTCATTAGATAGTCTAGCGACTCTTGCTAGAAAGCAGTTTGTGTAATGACCTTTTGATTCATCATAAGCAGTCCATTCATCATTCTCAGTGAACGGATCAAAAGGGTTATCGGTAGTAGTTAACATTGACTCTGTCATTGTAGTTGTTTCCTTTCTTTAGATTACATAATTGCATTGATCATGGTTGTAGATACACCTAATTGTTGAGCAATCTCAGACTGAGTGTGCCCATTCTTTAACATTAATTTGGCTCTTTCTATTTTAGATGGAGTTAATGTTCGAGCTGCTCTGGGTGTTGATAATTCTTTAATACGATTCTCATCTGCATTATTAAGAATCTGCATTAAAGTGTTATTACTTATCGCGCCTGCTTGAATGGCTTCCCATTGTTTATCACTAATCTCGATCTTTTCTTTCTTAGCACCTAATCGATTACGAGCATCAGTTTGAGCTTGGAAGTTAATCTTCTTTAACTCATCCTTATCCTCCTTAAGATCAGGGTTAGCTGCTAGTTTCATCCTAACATTCCAATCAGCAAGTAACTGTGCTTGTCGCTCCATAGGAGAGTTCTTTAAAGCTATGTTAAGACGCGCATTTAGAGTGTTGACTTCTTCTGCATAGACTTTCTTAGCTGAGGGGGAGTACTTAGGAGGTTTAACATTCATAGACTCTATTCGACATTGTCGTGCTAAGTCTTTTAATTTATTAGCGTGGGTTGCATAGACAGTCTCGATCATAGTACCAGACGACAGCTTAAAAGCGTCTTCTTCTTCGGCCATCTTTTTGGATCTTATTGTACGATCAATAGTTTCAACTTTAATATTTGGTTCGTTCTCGATACCCGGTCTATAAGGAACCTTAATCCATTTAACTTTAGGTTTAAGTCCAGGACCGCGATCAACTTCAACTCTTTCTGAATATTTTTTATATGACCTTCCTGAATATCTATATACTTTATTACCAGACTCATAAGCAGAGAGTTCTTCGGGCGTCATTTTACTTTTATTTCTTTTAAGTGTTCGATCTAACACCCGTTTATCTGATGACGCTTTTGAGATTAACGTGGATGCTCCAGATCGTGAACTACCTTGAAATTCTTGCTTCAATGCAGCAATACCGTTTTCTTCATAAGATCTTTTATAATCTAATTCATGCTTCACCGCATCAATTACAACCATTGAATGCTTAACAGCTCTGACAATCTTATCTGGACCAGCTCCTCGAATCGTCATGTCCGTTATGAGATTTGTAACATCTCCCATGGCTATTCCCTTAACCCGTTCAGTCATAATTGTCATTCCTGGACGCTTAGAATATTCCGTCTTAGGATCAAAATCTTTAAGAGCTTCTAGTCTAGGTTTAGTTCGAAGATCCCCTTTAGGATTAGGGATTACTAAAACGGTGTCTCCATCGAAATCGGCTCCTGATAAATGTTCAGCCACTTTAGGATTAATACCAACAGCGTCTTTAGTTCGACCAAGTATTTTTTGTCCTACTTTGGTTTTATTATTAACTGTCAATTCGGGAATCTCGAAGAGTCCACCATGCGGATACCTAATAAGAATAACCCTTTCCCCATTTTCATAATTAGTGGCATGAATTTCAGTTTCTTTGATGTCTAAAGGTAGAATAACATGGGTCTTCTGTCTAGGCATAGCCGCTGCTTTTAATTGGACAGCTGCCGAATCGCATTCATCGGCAAAGGAGTCCAACCTTTTCTTTTTGACAGTTGGATTGTTAACCGACATAATCTCATCGAATTCTTCTTTTCGAATATCATAACTAATACCCAACTGTCGTTTAGTTAAGTCTTCTGGTTGTTTAGATAAAACTTGGGAAGATAGAGTTTTAGACCATGATTCCCAAGCACCTTCTTCACCAGCGCCCGGTTTAGATCCAACAATGTTTAAAGCTGATAATTGCTCTTTTCCATCTTTATCAATATAATGTTTCTGACGAATGGTAGAACCGAATTCATTATCAGATTCGATCTGTATTTTTTCTTGAGGTTTGAAGACTTTCTCAGGGGGAGTTCCTTTCTTTTTATTAGTGTTGTATATAACATCGACACCCTTTGGAATATCATCTGTATAAATGGCCATTCCTTTCATAAAGTGTGTGCCATCTACTCCAATTCTAACTTGAGCGTATCGTTTATCTCCCAATGAAAGATCTTCTACGCCACGACGAAGTTCTATAACTCCATCTTTAAGAGCCCCCCCTTCATCACCATGACGAATCATAATGCGTTTAGAGTTGATATTCTTAATAGGCTCTAAAGTTTTAAATGTCTTACCTCCGTCTTCTGAATAGTCGGTCACCAATCGAATTAAATGTTTATTTTTCCTTACTTCAGATTTAGTAACCCCTGGAGCTACCAACGTCATGATGGTAGTATCTTTACCAGTACCTAATTGACGAGTTTGGATATTATGTGTAACATATCCTTCCTCCCTAAGAGCTGAAATGGCGGTCTGTAATCTTGTTCGACTTATATTCATATGACGTTCCATGCCAAGACCTACATCGACATATTTCTTTTTATCAACAGCCTCTTTTAACATATTGGTTATAGCATGAGTTCTCTTATAGCGTTCTTGCATTGTTGGATCTAGAAAACTTCGAACATTAGACTCGTTTGTCCCCATGATTTCGCCGACTTTAACATTGGAATACCCGTGATCATGTAGAGCAATAGCTCTAGCGGAGCCACGTAACCACTCATCGGCCTTCTCTCTAGACATTACTTTTCTAAGATCATTAGAATTCATACCTAAACCTTTAGCTATATCAACATTACTTACTCCCTGTTTTCTAAGTTCTAAGACTTGACTCCTAATACCCGGACTCCTTTGAGGATCTTCACCTGACCCCCAAGGATATCTACCCGAACGACGAGGTTTGCCATAATGTTTTAGTTCATTCGCCATAATCCACCTTCTCCGTTCTTCAATTTATCAATCCTTTGATCGAAGATGATTATCTTTTCTATAATTCGATGAATGTCTTCTGGAGGAGGAGTGTGAACTATAATCTCATTGGTTTGATACAACCTCAATTCTATCTTTATGTTTTCAGGTTTAAAATTATATTCCAGACAGAATAAAGCAGTATACACTTCGAGTTGATGCATAGAGGTTGGCGTGGTCCCAGATTTAAAATCATGAATTCTGAGAAAATTTTTTCGGAAACATATAGCATCGGCTCGCCCAAAACAATTCTCAGAATAACATAGCGATTGTTCTGGGATCATCTTATAACCTATAGCATCATTAACATATAAAGATAGAGTTTGTTTAGGATTGCCTAATTTTACGCCTAATCGAATGGCCTCGGCTGCAAAGGTGTGTAGTTGTGTTCCCCTCTCTTTAGCTAAGAATTTAGTGAAAGTTATATCTAGTTTCTCATCATCATAATTTATCCAGTGATAATAACTAGGACTTAAAAACGCATGTCTATCTTTTAGATTTAAATGCTCGTTGAAGTTCATATAATACTTGCTCCTTATTCTCAGGATAAATAAAACTAGCGAACGACATACCGTTAAACAAATCTACATAGTATTCTTGGTTTGGCTGCCGACGCGCTGTCCTACTTCTTTTACATTCTAGAGCGGCCCATTTTTTTCTATAAAGAATTAGTAAATCCGGAATCCCTTGAATATTATCAGGATCATTTTCAAGAATGACACATCCTTGAAATATAGATTCGAGTTGTTTAATAAGTTTTAATTGGAAATTGCTTTCTAACATAGAAACAACTCCTCGAAAAGAGTAAGAAGAGCGGTATTCCTTCTCTTCTATTATAGTGTATGTTATTCTTGCGAGGCTAAAAATCGTTGTTCATTGAAATTCTGTTTTTGATCCAAGGCTTTAGTAATCGCTAAATCAATATCTGATTTAGATCGAATATGATAATAATAAAGATCTGTGAATGGAGTATTCAATCTATCAATTCTTCCAGCCGCTTGGACCATGGTTTTATAGGAATAATTTTGTGAGTAAAATATAATACAATTTGTTGATATACAATTCCATCCTTCTGCTCCAGCAGTGTACTGAACTAGATATGCCCATTGATCAATATCGGGTATTAATTCATGTTTATGTCCATTCCATTCTCGAACTTCAATATCAACCGCAAGGTGTCGAAGAATATTAACCTCATAATCGAAGTTGTAAAATATAATCACTTTCTGATGTTTGTTGATTATTTTTTGTATATAATTAAATCTTTGAGGATCTGAATTCACAACCTTTCTTGTGAGATAACATAATTCAGAAATATTCTTAATGGGTTTGTTCTCATATACATTCCATCTCTGTTTAAATACTCGTTTCATGAGTTCTGGATCATAAGAAGCATAGAACACTTTATCGTGTCTATTAATAATTTTCTTGTATTTCATATCAACACTTATTTGTTGTCTGTATTTTACTAATTTTTTACAACCCACATAGTGATCAATCTTTGGGTATCTAGAAAATCGATGGTAGACAACATGTTCTCTTAGAAACTCAGTCCTATTTCGATAGAAACCATTTGCTATGAGCACGGGAACATAATCCATCCAAGTATCACCAGGGGTTGCGGTGAGTAAAACCCAATGATTCTTTTTAGTAATCTTCAAAAACGACTTAACCCATGAGCCAGACCCAACAACCCTCTGTTCATCAAATATGAAGAATGAATTATCAACATCAATATATTTCCCAACGTTATTCCAAGAATCCACAACCACTTTAATTCGATTGATACTGATTTTCTGATTATTTGATAAACAAAAGTAGGTACATTCTCGCTCCCATTCAAGTGTATCTCGTTTTCTAGCCGTGGTAATGATATATAAATCTTTCGGTCTTTCCTTTTTAAAATAGTAAGCTAAAGCCGTTCTAGATTTACCAGAACCGACTCCACCACAAAGGATGGAGCCAGTCTTTAAATTTCTCAATGCTTCACTCTGGTAAGGGAATAGTTTAATCGTGTTGACAACCTCCATCGCAGACTTCACAATTTCCACACCCTCCTATATTGTTCACTGCGCTATCGGGTAGATTAGCATATTTTAAATCAAGATCGTCCTCGGTAAGTGTAACAAATAGTTTCTTCAAATAAGCTTTAATTCCTGTCTCACCACGAACAGTCCAACGGGAAGGATTGATTGTTACATCAGCCACATTAATATCAGCAAAATCCAACATCTTCAAATCCTCTTCATCTATTCGCGATTTACCTCTATTTGAGACTAAAACAATAGTGGGAGGATATTTACCATACTTAACTTTCACAGGAAGATAAGCTTGTCTCTCTTCTCCTTCTTCCCTAGGTTTTAACCACTTAACATTCCAGCCGTCTTGTTTTAAAAACTCAGCTTGCTCCGGTTCGATAAGAACACAGAAGTTTCTTTCTCCGGCCGCATTATAGTCTCCCTCTTGGCCAGAGAAGTTCCTCATCTTCATAGGTAACGTAGCATTATAAATAGTTAAACTATCTCGCATTCTCATAATTATCCTCCTCCAAATAATGATAACTGTACTCCACCATTTTTAACTTGATAATTTCTTGACAAACATTTCTCAGGACAACATATGGTAAATATTCCATAAATACAAGTCATCAGTATGTCCTCCTTTAAAACGGTAAACAATCATACCCTAATTTACATTCGTATGGGATATCGATATCGGTGTGTCTTATCCAATAAGGGCATTTAACGCAATCTAGGTTTAAGCAATCACCTTTATATGGCTCCTCGGAAATGAACGACTCAAAATCTCCGAACTTACTGATAGTTTTAATTGCACTATCAATAAGTTCATTAAAATAGGATCTATCAATGTCCTCTTCTTTTCCCAAAGATCGGACCATTTCAGCTTCGAGCCATCGATATCCCTTACTTCCTGTGGCCGCATAATATTTTCCCTCTTTCTCTCTTAATAATATACCTCCTCCTTGACCCGATTTGATAGGACAGAAAGAACCTACATTCCCAACAAAATGATAATCATGTTCGTCAACTTCTAGATTCTCATTCATGTCTAAATATAATAGAGTGGTAACAGTTTTCGTCTCACATAAATCCTTAAACTCTATTGGTTCTCCACTGAACAAAGTTTTGAATACATATGGTTGGGCGAATTGGGTACCAACTGCCTTCCATTTTCCTTCTTTTGTTTTGGCAATATATACAGCATCGTTAACAAGGCAGAATCTTTCGTAGGTTTCTTCCAGTTCAAAATCATATCCATATTTTGATCCAAAATTCATAATAAACTCAACTATCTCAGGGGTCCAATTGGGTATTTTAATAGAATCTGTTTTAATGTTAGCCACCTTAAACCCTTGTTCTTGTACGGCAAGTTGTAAATCTACCATAAACAATGCTCCGCGTTTAGCTACTATGTTATCTATGTTCCGTGGATCTTTGAAAGGGTTTGTGAATCTCGCTGATGTTAATCCATATGCAGAATTTAAGGCGGTCTTCAGTCCATTCGAAACGTCCTTCAATGTAAACTTCGGATTATTATTTACAGCGTCTTCAACAATCGCCGCAGATACAAATGGGATCAAACGCCCCTCTAATAACGTTTTTAACGATTCAAAATCTTTATGTTTGATTGCTATCCTAGCTTTTTTCAAATCACTATAACCTTTAGTATACGGACCGAGTAAATTTAACTCTTCAATGCTTGTTGGGTGCATGGAAGCAACGTCTAAAACCGCGACATTTATATATATTCCGGGTTCAGCATAAACACGTCCTCCCTCGCCAACTACAACATCTCGATAAGTACTAACTCCTCTCTCAAAAATATATCCCGGAAACATCTGACTCAGATCCGTGTAAACTAATTTATTCTGTGGGTTCTTATCCGAGCCGAATACTATCCTTGTAGAATGTTGATTCGTGGTGTCATTTACGGTCAACCCACTTAGCTCAGTGAGAATCTGTCTAGCTGCCCAATCTCCAGATAGATGATGAAATACTGCTTCTGTGGCTATAACATCATTAGCACAATAATCCGCCACTAAAACCCATAATTCTTCTGGGACTGGTTCATCCCATTTCAATCCTAACTCTTGGTGGTGAATACCCAATTCAATCTCGAATTTCTTTAACCCTTTCTTATTGTTCGCTGCGGCAAAGTCATAAACATCCGTATAAGAAATATTGTATGCCCCACCAAAGAAAGCATTTGCACTTCCCTTTATTATCTTTTGACTAACCTCGAATAACTGTTGATTATCATATCCTATATATCTAGCATACAAGATATGATTATCATATCTACGACAATTAAATCCTATCAGTTTGAATCGAAATAACATCTCCATATCTGTCGCGCTGGGATTAATCATCTTAACAGGGTCTTTACCTTCAAACTTCCAAACAACCACAAATAAATTCGGAAACACTTCTACATCAAAGAATACTAAGTCATCTTTATCATATGTTTGACTAGATGGGCTCATATCTTCAGATTGAAATTGCATTTTATTTACTTGTTTAATACAATATATTGCTTGGTTGCTACTATTGTTAGCAAACGCTAATATCTTAGATCTAAGATCACTTACGTCGTAGACTATCCCAGATTTATAAGCTTCATCTAGAATTTTAAAGATGAAATCTACACTCGGTCTGGTGTTTGGATGAATCTCTTTGTTAAGATTCTTTTTGATCAGGGTTCGAAGAGCTTTCTCACTCTTCACCGACTCAAAATTAATCATCTTTTCCTCTCTTAAAGGTAATCCAGAATTTATAGTACGAATTGGTATGTTGTTGCATTTGGTTAATTTCCTCCTTAAACCACTATTACCAACCGATATTTTTATTTCAATTTCATCTTCATACGCTCGACTAAGAGTTTTAACATCCCCATCATAAATATAATGAAGGTGTACTCCCGACCCACTTTTACTTAATTCGGCATATGTAATGGGCCATTTACTTGCCGCCTCCAGATTCTTCGATAGGGATTTCTTACCATCCTCTTTCATATCGAAATCAATAACAATATGATTCTGTGGTAGTCTAACATAGTGAAGCTCTGTTGTTCTAATATTAGATAATTTTGTGTCTACATCACTCCATTTTTTAAGTGGCGTTCCTCCAGTTGATGTGTATTGAGCTGGATAATCACTACAAATGTTGTCTAATATAGATTCGACACGATCTAAAACCAATGAGTTAGGAACTTCTTCCTTAACCTTTTGAATCTTAGTAAATTTATCGGTAATGAAATCTTCATAATAACTTCTTACTTGTTTACCATCTACACGTGTTACATCTAAGAATGTTTTGAAATAATTTTTCAATTCCTCCCGAAATTTATGACGGGGAAGTTTAAAATCTACCAATGCCTCGTCACAATATACCTTATACATCTCGTAAGCCTGAGTTAAAACTATCCCATTCTGATCTTTAAAGATGTGATAATTATCTTCGACAAAATTAAAGAATACGTCGGTCTGTAACATCATCTCTAAAGGACGATAAGAGGAGTAATAATTTTTACCCATCTCTTGATACACTTGTAAGCAATGATAAGCAATTGCACCAAGTTCAAAATCAATTTGTGACATAAGTGTGTGATATCGTCTAGGTGGTATTCGCCGACCAGACGGTCGGACATCAATAAGTCGCCTAATGATGCCCGACTTAGCGTCTGTGATTTTTACTGGTTTATTTGTGGCCATAAATAAGAAGCAATTAACCCTCGCCATGTAGGAGGGTTTATACTTCTCATTCATAGTCATCATCTCATGCGATATGATGCTATTAAGTTTCGTGTTATCTTCAATCTTGCTGAGATCACCATCGTGTTGAATAGCGACAAGGGGGTTTGACTTAAATACTTCTGTGGCAAAGGCGTTACCCGATGAGGTAAGGGCTTTGGCTTCAAACGTTGTGTAATATCCTTGAAATAGATTCTGAAGTATATTAAGTATGGTCGACTTACCTGCACCAGCCTCTCCATAAAGGACCAGAAACTTCTGGATATCCTTTGAATCGCCCGCAATAATCGATCCCACAGCCCACTCCAATTTACTTCGTTCCAAAGGGTCATATAATGTCTCGATGAGTTCCACATAACTTTCACAACTTCCTTTCTCTAAATTATAATTCAATCTTCTACTAACATAATCTTTCTTTTTCATTTCTGTATTAGCAAAGGTTAGTTTCTCATCTAATTGATGAGAGTTGTCTGAGATATTCTGCATATATTTTCTAAATTGTGCCCAAGAATTTGTGGAGAAATCACTCATATATTTTACTTGAACATGAGAGTCTGTTTTTGAAACTGTTTTTTCAGCATGCTCTCGTAGATCTTTATCCACAATTTTTTGAACATCGTATTCGTCAGTGGACCATACCCCCACCTCCTCATCCCATATTGCATAAAAGGATCTACCTCTAACCATCAGATCCTTAGAACGACCCACTTTAAAATCAGGATATATTTCTATAGTGCCACTTTTTGTACTCCTTTCTTTGATTTGATAGAAGTCCATGGTGTATCCCCTTTCAAAAACTTAAAATAACCACAATATGAATTTCACGGCTGCTGCTATACAACATGCAGCAATACTTAAAAGGATACTAAAAAGACACGAAGCAACAATTCTTTCCTGCATTTTTATCCCTCCTTTTTATAACCATCTGTTACGTTGTTACACTTTTTTGTGACAAATAAAACTTTTATATATTAATATTTCTCTTATATATTAGTTTAGTAAAAAAGTGTAACAAGTGTAACACAAACCCTAGAACCCGCATGGCTCTAAGGCTGAGGCCTGTTACACTTTTTTTAAAAAGTGTAACATTGTTACAGTAAAGTGTAACACTTTTTCATTATTGTTCCCATTTTACCCCTCAATTGAAATTCAAAAGTGTAACAGAATTTCAAAAACGTAACACTTTTTACTATTCTATATAATATTTTTCCACTAAATAAGTCATCATTTGATACCAAATCTCAATCTTTCTTTGATCTTTATTAGTTATTTTTACAGGAAATAAGCCTCCATTTCCATCCTTTTTGTAAGTCCTTTCGAGGATATGATTTAGAATGATTTGAATTTCAATCTCTCCACCCAGACCTATAAACGCTTCATCGGTGAACTTTTCTAACCCACAATTCTCCATCATAACCCAAAACCATCGAGATGTTTGATCTTCTTGATATGATTTATACATGATATCATTCATTCTTCGAGCCAAAGCTATTAACATCTCTAACATTGAGCAGGGACCATATAACTTATATTCTACATCCTTCGAATTAACACAATTAAAGAACTCATCCCGCAAACCTTGACTATCCAATGCTCTATTTTCGTCCCCTTTAATAGACCAATAGAACTCTTTCTTATGCAACATTTTCAGGAGGAGAAAATAACTTCTCTCCTCCTGATTGATGTTCAACAATAAAGCTAACCATCGATAATAAGTATTGCCATTTTCTCTAGACATCTTTCCTCCCCTTTTTCCTAGGTTTACTCAGAGGTATGACAGGTGGGACTTCCTGATGATAACAATCATATCTTCGAATAATCTCATAATCTATCCCCAACTGCTCGTTACGAACATACACTACATCAGGGTCCATAGAGCCGCCATCTCCAAATTGACGAAGAGTATCCATCCCAATAATCATATCTCGATCCACAATGATCTCTTCACCGTCATCTACAAGGGTGTCGTCTCCCTCATAATAAGTAATAGTGAGTTTGTTATTCTCCAGACCGTCAGACGCGAAACAATCGGCATCAATGATATAAGGGTGATCCATTCCTTCAGTATTCCTAATATCACTAACTACTTCAATGGGGTCTTTTTCAGGATGATTTCGAGCATAATCAGTGTACCGTTTGATATGCTTTTGATAAGCTAAATCATCTGTAGTACCATATTCCTGACCTCGTATATCATATACACCGTCATCTGATCCCTCTAAACCTTTCTCTAACTCATTCTCAACATACATCTTCGTCCCAAAAAACCCTGCGAGTCCACCAATTACCGCACCAATTCCAAACCATAAGACTTTTACTTGATTAATAGTCATTTAAATCTTCCTCCTATATCATATTAATGTAACAAGATGGTTAATAGAATAAACACTAGAATCCCGGGGATGACCCAATTAAGTATAAATGTTGGAACTTGGAATGCCCCTGGGGAAATTGTTTTTTCTTTCATAAACCAAATAGTTTGATCCTCGGTGTAAGATTCAGGCACTACACATATTTCGGTTTGTTCCCCCATATGACCTATGAGTAGTTTTTCTCTAGAATCCAGGATTAACATGATGGGTTCATCGGCACTATTATAGAGTGTATTCTCAATCTTGACTCTCATTATATTCCCTTCCCTCCACAATAAAGGTCATATTCTAATCTAGATATTTTTTTCCAGTTTTGTAACACATATTGACCTGGGTTACGCGCATTTACTGAATGCTCCCATTTAAAAGGATGTTCAGTAATAACAGAATTACATAATCTTTTCTCACCACCACTACCACCATACATATAAACAATGAAATAGTAGGAGTATTTCATTCTAATACCCCGTCTGCAAATACTTGATAATGTGCGCCGTCCCCCGTTGGGTCTATTCTATAAACCTTTAAAATCTTGATTTTGAAAGGATAATCAATTAAAGTTCCACTCCCATTTAGTGGGAGAATAGTATCATGTATTCGGGCATCTTCTAAGAATTTGAAAGTGGCATCGGCCTCGACTTTATTATCTCCCATATACAAGGTGAATGATACATGTTGACCTCTCTTAAACTCAACATCCATAATAATCTTCTCCTTTCACGGATAAGTATACAAATCCGGATAGTCCATAATATCGCGGTAGAAGTTACCAGATCCTACCGCGTTCCATCCATCTCTCAGTCAAATTTTATCGTAGATAATCCCATCAACATTAAAGTCTAAATAGAAATCTTCTGACTCGTAGTGCATCTCTGCTTCGTTGAAATCCAAACACGGAAGTCCAAAACTGATATAACCATCGCCCTCGCCGTCTAAAGTCCATCCACAAACAGCTCCTTCTGATGTATGATCTAAACCTAACGAATCATAAACCTCATTCAAAAATACATGATGACTCTTTCTAGCTTGGAGTAGTTGATTCGCAAACTGTTGTTGACATCGAAGAAATATGATATTATAAGCAGGGGATTTATGCCAAAGTTTATTTCCTTTACCGAACCATTTAGCAAATGGACGGTCCTTCTTATAAGGATCAACGGTCCCGATCGATTTCACGATAGACCGCTCTTCTCCGTCCTCACTAGTATCGGTCGTCGTAACAAGTTCTTTACGGATACCCGTCTTAAACTGTTTATCCTTCTCGGGACCATAATCCTCAACAATCCGTCGTCGATAGTCTTTATAATCTCTGTCAAGTATGTTGTAAGCTCCAATAAGACCCGCTATTTGAGTCTTAAAGATGCAGTGGCCCTTGAATATCAAAGCCCCCGAGGCGACGGCTAGAGCGGCTGCTGGGAGGACTGCTTTAACAACTTTTCCTACAGTTTGAATATAGACGACGGCTGTATCTCTCTGCTCATCCATAGATGTGTAATTTTGCTGATCATTTCCAGCTTTGATTTTCCTTAGTTTGGCTTGGGCATCATCGACGATCATGTCAATCTTTAGAGTCGACCGATAAGCACAAACCCCAGCAGCGAATAATCCAACTCCACCCACAACAATAAAGATTGTGGGTTTGTGTTTTGCAAGAAGAAAGATTTGCCTAGACATTTTATTCGTGACCGCGGACTTAAGCAATGCTAATTTATTCATGGTGATTCTCCTCTTCTTTATGGATTTCAGATATTATCTTTTCAGTTAATAAAAACATATTCTGTCGGAATAGATCTTCGGGCGATCCTGGGAAATCCATAATGTCACATTCTGACACTTTCACTCGACCACCGAATATTTTTCGATTATTAGTTGATGGATCCACCATCAAAACTCTAACTTCAATCTCCACATTTTTCCTCCTAATCTAATAAAATAGGACGTGGGAAATCAATAACATACCCTCCACCGCGAAGAGGACTAACTTCAGTTCGATCTAAATTTTCCCAACCATACTTATCATCCGTATAACTATCAGGGACCCTAACTATTTGATAGAAATATCCGACGGTAACAAACCCATATTCCTGAATGCGGCCCCGTAACTCATACAACACGTCTTCAGCCTCACGGCGAGTATTAATTTTGATATCATCCATATTATGTTTAGCCCGATTACGGGCAGATCGATCAACATCCTTATCCCGTTCCGCGAAACGATCATAACTCACATAAGGGCGACCTCGATCTCGGTCTCGGTCTTTGTAACCATAGGATTCGCGATCTCCTCCGAATATAAGCCTCTTCGAACCGCCACTGACAATATCATATAAAGTGGATTTAGCTACTGGGATAAGAATATCATAAACAACATAACTTAATACGCTACTAAGGCTCTCTCCTAAGAAAGTCTCTGCCAATTTCTTCCCTAGAGTTTTTTTTCGTTTGATAACTACTCCTTGAGTTGTCCGCTCGACTTTTTGTTCTATACGAGACTTATTGGAGTTGGATGGGAAATCAACTTGTAGAGAAGAAATTTCTTGATTCACTCTTGTTTCATCCATTTACGCATCCCCTTTCGAATAAAAAAGATAAGATTACTTTCGTAATCTTACAATTTCTTGATTTTCTCAAGTCTTTTCCGGATTTCTTTCTCCTGACCTCTGTTTTTGATTGTTTCTATAGTCTCTTTTATTAACGTCGCCGTTTCATCCAGATAATCAAACATCTTGCCTTCAATCATGCACGCAACCACTGATATACTTGTTCCAACACAGATTTTTGAATAAATCCCCATGCCAACTGGTACAGCAGTTTTTAATGCCTTTGAAGCCATGATCCCCAGACCAACTGATGATATAGCTTTCGTTCCAAATACTACAATCCCTAACATCTCAACATCTCCTCTCAAAATATTCCTTCATTATAACATATGTAATATTCGCGAGGATGGAAAGAGAAAGAGAGTTATATTTCTATAGCTCTCCTCTTTTGTTCCATATTATTCGGACTCAATGTTGACTTCTTCTGTAACGAGACTGATCACGTCGTTTCTACCGGTTAATTCGTCCACCTCTTCGGCATCAGCTTCTCTAAGCTCCTTGGCAACATAGTCGACTATTGCTAATCCGGCTATAACCCCAACGGCTATCAAAGCTCGCTTCACTGTGAATACCTTACCCAATTTACTTGCGTTCCTCGTAATCCCACTCCATAAGTTCTTCATATCTTTGTCCTCCTTTTAATATGTTTATTTCTTCATTATAGTGTGTGTAAAACTCGCGAGTTAGATTTGATTTATTCCAACCAATTTCGCAACACCTAAAACCTCAGCCACAATTTTCTTAATTTCCGCTTGGATATCGATGGGTATATTCCTTTCCTCAGCAATTATCTTGCAACTTTCAACATCGACTATCGATATATCGATACAATCAGCATCGAGTATGCCTGTCTTAAACATCTCTTTCAAATCCACATCGCATTTTTCGATTGTACTTAGATTTACCTCGAGTTTGATTCGACCAGTTACATACACTTTCATATTACTCGGCCCTCCTAAATTAAAAACTAGATATCACCAAAGACAGACCAAACACACAGGCAATTAGACATCCAATCTCTAATACGTAGAAAAGTAAGTCTCCAACCGTATCGAGAAGATAACTTATCCTTCTCAAAACACTCACCTACTCCCATAATCTGAACCAGGAGTAACCTGATAATCGATCACTAAACAAGGCCTACCGTCTGGAGTCTCCTGAGTACTGAACTTAAATTCAACATTGGAATCATTGACTGACCATCCTAATTCGGCCCCTAAGCGCGTAGGAGGCAGTCCTAAGGCGTCATAAACATCGTTAAGGTCCACCCACATATCATTAAGTAGATCTCGATTTAGATCGTTCTGAGCAGCCAGGATAGTCTGTTTATCACTTTGGAAATATCGTCCAGACAAAGTCTCATAACATAAGACATCTCCCGTTCCGACTATCAGAACTTCGCGACTACCTACTGGATTATTCGCGATGCGGTCGGCATGGATAGAGTCTTTTATCGCGTTATGTTTATCTGCTCCGATGGTTTCAATAACTTTGTTCTGATATTCTCGCAGCGTAGCCGCTCCTAAAGAACATGCGCCAGCTAAGGCGGCTTCTTTACCCAAATGTAACTTATGAGCGCCAATGATAAGACCAATGGTGATCCCTCCCATAATGGCTGCAGGAACGAAGCACTTCCAAACAAGTTTTACTGTCTCTTTCCTACTCATCTGATAATTTACTCGATGATTCCGTACTTGGTGATCGAGTATCCGATAAGCTTTTCCCCCTCCCTCCGCGGCTAATGCTCCCGTACTTACAACCCCGAATGCGCTGAGGCCTGTTAAAATAGTGGTTGAGTTTTTACCGAGGACTCTGATGAGACTGTTCATAGTATTCCTCCTTTCAAGTTTTGGAAAAAGATAAAGAAAGAGAAATCGCCACAATTCTTACTTCCCAGTTACG